CGGCCGCAGCTTGGCGCGCCTGCCGGGCCAGGTCGTCGGCATTGCTTTCGACAAATCGCTGTTCCGCGCTGCGCAGTTCCTCCTCGCGCGCGATCTGTTCGTCGAGCGGCTTGAGATCCGCGCGCATCGCCTCCCAGCGCGAGCGCTGTTCGTCGTTCCAGGCAGCCTCGCCAATGTTGTCGTGCAGCGAGCGCATTTCGGCAGCGATCTTTGCACGCTTCTGCTTCAGTTCAGCCAGGGTCATACCATCTCCATTAGATGTTGAGGAGTTCAAGGAAGCGTTCGCGTGCGCGACGCTGGTTGATTGCCGCGACGTGGGCCTTGCCGTCGCGCGCCTGCTGCCACGCCGTCAGCGAGCGCTGTGCGGAATGGCTTTCGTCGTAGGCCGGATACGTGACCGGCGAAACGTCGATGAGGGTCTGAAAACGATGGATGGTCCGCACCACCAGCTCGCCCTCCTGGCGCCACTCGTCGCCGTCGGGTGCGACGCGGAAGCTGAAGCTGGAGCCGTTGATGTCGCCGCGGGCCATCGGCGCGAGCACCAGATCGCGCACCATCTGCGTGTTCGGCGGCGCGATGGTGTAAGCCAGGCCGCGCGAGTCGACCGACAGCTGCAGCGTGCTGCTGCGCGTGCGGCCCAGCACGAAATTCGGGTCGTGGTTGAACAGCGCCCGCACGTCGTCGTTCAGCACGCCATCGAACGCGCCGGGCACGATTTCCTCGACGAACAGGCCAGCGATCAGTGCACTGCGGGCGTTGAACACCGCGGCGTAGCCGTAGATCGTCGGCGCACTCTCTGCGCCGGCTTCGGACGAGCGCAGTTCGCACAGCTGCCCGGGCAGCGTGCGCTTTTCAATATCGGTCATGGCTTTCTCAGGGTTGCGTGACGGGGGCCGCCGGCGGCGCGGCCTCACTGGCCGACTTGGCGTTGACGCTGATGAGGAGTTCGGACAAGCCCTCGCGCGGGTTGAGGTCTTCCAGGGCGCGGACCTCGTTGCGGTCGAGCCACCCGTCGGTGATGCCGTAGTGATAGAACTCGGCGCGCTCTTTCGGCGTACCACGCAGCAGCGCTGCCAGGTTCAATTTCACGTAGTACCCGGCGCGGCGCTCGGCCGGCGTGAATACCTTGCGATTGATCTCCTGCTCCCAGTTCATCACCCAGGGCATCATCGTGTAGCGCACGAATCCGACGCCCTGCTCGCTGATGTTCGAGAACGTGGCGCGCTCCAGGTCGTTGATCATGTGCCCCGGCACGTTGTACAGGCTGGCGATTTCCGAGCGGTTGAACTTCCGCGTCTCAAGGTATTGGGCGTCCTCCGGCGCGATGCTGATGGACTTGTAATCCAGCTCGGCCGGCAAGAGCAGCGTCTTGTTGTCCGACTGCTTCAGCCGCGTGACCGCCTTTGCCCAAAAGCCCTTGAGCCGCTCCCAGGATTTCTCCTGCAGGTCGCCCTTGACCGTCAGCAGGCCGGTTGGCCGGCCGCCGCCATCAAAGAACTCCTTCCCGTAGCGCTGCACCGACAGCCCCAGGCCGATGGTTTCGGCGTGCTGGCGAATCGGGCTGATGCCCATTCGACCGTCGGAGCCCAGCGCCCGGATGTGGATCATGTCCTCGCGCGCGACCGCCAGCGGATAGTCGTCCTCGTCGAGCGTGCTGTACGTCCAGCGGTTGCCGATCCGCACGAGGCTGGTTTGCCAGGGCAGGCAGCGTTGCAGCGCGACGACTTCCCCGGCCCGATTGCGCCGGATCGCGCTGTAGCCGTTGCCCCAGCCGCACACGTGCGCCTGCTTGGTCTCGCGCCATTTGTAGCTGGTCTGCCAGTCGTTCGGCGCGTCGTGCAGCAGGTAGTACGCTGGATGATCGGTCGCTGGGTTGATGTTGTCGCCCTGGCGCCGCAGCACCACCGCCGGCAGTTGGGCCAGCGCGGTCGACAGCACGTTGATGCAGGCGTAGACCGCCGTGAGCCGCATCGCAGTCTGCTCGGTCACGGTGGCCGCGCCATCGCCGTGCAGCCACTCCTGCAGGTTGCGGCCGGTCAGCGGCACCTCGGGATTCTCGATGCTGCTGCGGCTCTCGAAGAGCGTATCGAAGATCATGCCGCCCCCTTGCGTTTCGCGGCGGCTACGGCCCCCAGCAGGAGGACGACGCCGACCACGATCAGCGCCGGGCCGGGCCCAAATTGGAGATGCACGCCAGCAGCCAGGCAGCCGAGGCCCGCCAGGCCGACCGCATCGGTCAGCAATGTTTTCATGTCACATCACGAGAATGTCGTCGTCGTCCAGCGAACTGAGCTTGAATTTCTTGTCTTCCAGCACGGCCGCGCGGCTGAGCGCCATCACGACGGCGACGGCCGGGTCGATCCGGCCGCGCAGGCGTGATTTCTTCTTGTCCGGCCGGAAATTGCCGTTGGTGTCGAACAGCAACGCCACGTTGGCCACCGCCCAGCGCAGCACCGCGTTGCCGCCGTGGCGCAGGCGCTTGCCGTAGACGAGCTCCTCGAACCGTTTGGAACCGGGGTACATGCCGCTGAAGTTCTGCGGCACCTCAACCATCGGCAGCTCTTCCTCGAGCAGCTCGCCGACCAGCTGACTGGAGTTCCACACGTCGAAACCGACCTCGACCAGCTCGTACCGGCCATGCGCGTCGAGCACCGCATCCTTGACGTTGCGGTAGTCGGTGATGGCGCCATCGGTAATCGTTAGCCAACCCTCTTCCGCCCAGCGCTTGTAATCCGCGCGATCCTCGGCGGCCTGGGTGTCGGCCTTGTCCTGCGGGCACCACGTCTGCACCAGCACGTGCCAGTCGTCGTCCGGCTCGTCGTCCGGCGGCGGGAACACCAGCGCGAACGCGGTCAGATCCTGCGTCGACGACAGGTCGATGCCACCGTAGCACCGGCGGCCGGCCAGCCGCGCGGGGTCGAACCGCTTGCCGCCCTTGTCCCACACCAGTGGCTCGATCCAGCCGTCGGCCGAGTTCACCCACAGGTTCAGATCCTTGGTCATGAAATTGACCTTGGCACTGGGCAACGCCTTGGCCTTGCGAGCCATCGAGCGCATGTAGTGCCACAGCTTGGACAGCCCAAGGCCGGGATTTGCCTTCCCCCACACCGCTTCATCGAACGGGTCGTCGTCCGGGTCGAGCGTGTAGATGTAGCCGAAAAAACTGTCGTCCTGCCGGTCGCCCTTGAGCACCTCGATCAGGTAGCGGCGGATTTCGGTGCACACACCGTCGAGGATGAAGCCGGCCGTGGTGATGGCCGACAGCAGCGGTTGCGTACGCGCGCCCAGCGCGGATTCCATCACCTCCCACACCTCCGGCGACTTCTGCGCGTGCAGCTCGTCGAAGAGGATGGCGTGCGGGTTCAGGCCGTCCAGCGATTCGGCGTTAGCCGGCAGCGGCTTGAACACCGCGCTATCGAACGAAACCTGTTCGAGGTTGCGGCCCTCGTGGATCTTGAAGGACCGCTTCACGCCAGGCGAGCGGCGCGCCCAGCGGCGCAGGTTGTCGAAGGCCGGCTTGAACACCGACATGGCCTGCTCGCGCGTGGTGGCCACCGCGTACACCTCGGCGCCAGGCTCGGCGTCCATCATGAACAGGTACGCGCCCTGCGGCCCCTTCCACGTGCTCTTGCCGTTCTTGCGCGCGACTTCCTCGTAACCGCGAGTGAAGCGCCGCGTGCCGTCGGCGTTGAGCCAGCCGTACAGCACCGCCGTCCAGAATTTCTGCCACGGGTCGAGCAGGATCGGCTGGCCGGCCAGCGAGCCCTTGATGTGCACGAAGAACCGTTCGATGAACCGGACCACGTGCCATGCACGATCAGGATCGAAGCGCAGGCCGCGCTTAGCCCCGTCGCGCAAGTCGCGGTAATGCCGTTCGACTGCCAAGTAGATGTACTCGCAGACGGCGATCTCGCCGCGCAGCACCGGTAGGCCGTAGGCCTCGTCCCACTCCAGCAGCGCCGCCGGCGTCAGGCCGGCAATCTGTTTCTGGGTGCGACGCGCTCGAGACCGTGCTCGAACAGCTCCGCGAACAGATCGTCCTGCACGCCCTCGTCGCCCAGCTTCGCCCGTGCCGTCACCGTGGACGGCAGCGTCAGGCAGCTCTCGGGCAGCCATGTGAGAAGCTCCTTCTTGATCGCAGCAGCCGCGTAGAACAACTGGTGCGGCTGCTCGTACCCCTTCGGGGTCTTGATGAAGTAGGAACCGCCGTTCGATGCCTCGAAGTTCTGCAGCTCCAACTCGGTGTTCACCCAGCGGATGAACGTGCGGCAGACGACCGCGATGGCGATGCCAGCCGTGAGGTGCGGCATGCCGGCCTCGCGCAGTTGCGCACAGATGTAGTCCCACACCTTGCGCTCGCGCGGGGTGAGGTTCGTGCCCGGCGGCGGCGCGGGCGACCGGATCTCCTTACCACCACCGACCGATCGGCCCGAAGGTGTGTCGGGGGATTTGGTCGGCGCCTCGTTGTCTTGCAGGCCCATAGACGGCTCCTTTTCGTGCGAGCCACGCGAAACGGCCTCCAGCCTTGTTTCGTGCGCTCTATGAGGCGGATTGCTTAACCCCCCCCTCTCAAAATCGACTGCTCTAAAAAATCGACCTGGAGCGCGGTCTGGGTCGGCCGGCGGCCCAGGGATCGGACCACCCCCCTCCCCCGGTGGGGTGGCACCACCCGGCCACCCCACCCGCGCTGCCGCGCCGCGCTCAGCGCCTCGGGTTGGCGAACCCGCCGTCCTCGCGCGCCGTCTTGCGGTCATGGCACACCTTGCACAGCGCCTGCCAGTTGCTGCGGCGCCAGAACAGATGCTGATCGCCCTTGTGCGGCACGATGTGGTCGACGACTGTGGCCGGCACCACGCGGCCCGCCTTCTTGTGCTCGACGCAGATCGGGTTTCGCTTCAGGTACTCGAGCCGCTCACGCTGCCACTTCGATCCGTAGCCGCGACTCGCTGCGGTGCCACGACGAGCAGTCTCCGTGTCGCGCCGCTGGGCCGCGTGTTCCTCGCAGTAGGCGCTGCCGGATGCGGCGTACCTGGGACAGCCCGGCGCGCGGCACGGGCGCGGTGCCTTGCGTGGCATGGTCGAACTCCGAACGGAAAGCGGAAAAGACAAAGCCCCGAGGGCTTTCGCACTCGGGGCTTCGGTAATGAATTCTGCGGACGCACGTTCCCTATCGATGATCCGCCCAGGCTCCTATTGCTCTTGTCGTATGTCCTGGGAGGGCTGCACCGTCGTGCACGGTGCCAGCAGGTGGAGCGGATTCTAGGCGACGCGCTCCGATCGCGCAAGAGGGCGCAGCTGCGCGTTCATCGTGCGCTCGGTGTCGCCATCGTGCCGATCGAGCAGCGCGAGCGCCGACTCCAGCCGCTCGCGCCAGCGGCGCACGAACACCTCGCAGTCGAGCGCCAGAGACATCGCGCGCTCCGCGTCGCTGTAGTGCGCGCGGCCGGTGCCATGACAGGCCGCACAGCTAAACGCGCGCTCGCCGAGAATGTGGCCAGCGTCCGGCATGCCGCCG